CCGCTCGCCTCCTACACGGAGTACGCGTCCGGGGACGCGCAGAACTTCCCGGCCTACAGCCTCGGGGACGCCCACGACTTCGCCATGAAGACGGCGGAGTCCCAGGCGCTGAAGCGGGCAGCGATCAACCTGGGTGACCAGTTCGGGCTGTCCCTCTACAACAAGGGATCACTCGGCCCTCTGGTGCAGGTAACACTTGCCATGCCGGATGCTGACCCGTCGAAGGAAGGCGTGGACGATAACGCCCCCGTAGTCACGCCGGAGGAACAGCCCACCGAGGAGACCGACGAGACGTTCGCCAAACCCGCCCCAGTGGATGACGCGGCCGCCACGGCGGTTGCCCAAGTCCGGCACGAGCAGCCCAACTGGGCGGCATTGCTGAACAACTCGAAGAACAACCGCGAAATGCTACTGGACCTCCTCGCGAAGGCCCGCGGCATGAACGCACCACAGACAGTCATCGATGGAATCACAGCAGCAGGCAAGGCCCTGCAGGAACGGAGCGTGTCGGTATGAGCATCAAGACGGATAACCTGCGGATCGCACTGATCAAGGCGTACGCTGACGCGCTGGGCGACTTCCTCAAGGAAGCCCGCGACGAACACCTCGAACAGCTCCTCGAGCGCTACGAGGACGAGGGGACCAAGTCGTTCGACATCAAACTCCCTGACAACACGAAGATTGGGCAGATCACACTGCCCCAGGGCAAGCCATCTGACCAGACCGTCGATGAGGCGGCCTTGTTCGAATGGGCTGAGGAGAACGGCGGCATCGACGTCGAAACTATTCCGGCCGTGGCGGAGCGCGAAGTGAAGCGGGTCCGGCCGTCGTGGTTGGCCGCGAAGATCAAGTCCGCCATCGAGGGCGACGACGGGGAACTGATCGACGTCGAGACCGGCGAGGCGATCCCAGGTATCCGCCGCGTTCCGGGCAAGTCTCCGTCATCGTTCACTGTGACCTATGTTCCGGGTGGCCGGGAGAAGATCGCCACGGCCTACGTGCGGGGTCTCCTCAATGACCTCGCCGCCGGCACTGTCCTGCCGCAGATCGAACCGGCACGGCAGGACGCCGCAGCGTGAGTATCGAGACGCTGAACCCCGTCAACATTGAGCAGCGGATCCGGGACATCAGTGCCCGGATCGCTAACTCAGCGTCTGTCTGCAATGACCGGTACGTCGCGTTCCTCACGGCTGACCGGGAGTACGACCAGGCGTTCGCCCGCGCCTACATGGCCCACCCGGGTGCCGCGCACGAGAAGAAGTACGCGGCCGAGCTGGCGACCCTGACCGAGCGTGAAGGCCGGGACGTCACCGATGCTGCGTACAAGTACGCTGACCGGCTGGCGAAGGCTCTGGAGTCCGAACTCCGGGCGTATCAGTCCATCGGCGCCAGCGTCCGTGCGATGTTCGGCGTGGCCGGCCGGGGCGAATCATGAACGGCCGCGCCTTCGCCTTGTACCTCGCCCGGGATCTCCACTGCCCCTGCGGCTGTGTGGGACGGGAGGACACGTTCGTCCCGCAGCACCGCATCAACCGCGGCATGGGCGGAAGCCGTGTGCTGGACCGGCCCGCGAACGTCCTGGTCATGTGCTCACTCGTGAACGGCCTCATCGAGACTGACGCGAAGTGGGCGGGCGCGGCCCGGGAGTACGGCTGGAAGCTCTCCCGCTGGGAAGCGCCGGAAGGAACACCGTTCTACGACCTCGCCACGGGGACATGGAACCTGATCGACAACATCTACAACCGAACAATCACCGAAAAGAAGGCAGCCTAGACATGGCGAACGAAACCATCATCACCGTAATTGGAAACCTGACCAACGACCCCGAGCTGCGGTTCACCCCCAGTGGAAGCGCGGTGGCGAACTTCACCATCGCATCGACCCCGCGCACGTTCGACACGAACAGCAAGGAGTGGAAGGACGGGGAGACTCTGTTCCTTCGGGCAGCGGTGTGGCGTGAGGCTGCAGAGAACGTGGCAGAGTCCCTCACGAAGGGCATGCGCGTCATTGTCTCCGGCCGCCTCAAGCAGCGATCCTACGATACCAAGGAAGGCGAGAAGCGCACCGTGATCGAGTTGGAGGTCGACGAGATCGGGCCTAGCTTGAAGTACGCGAACGCGAAGGTCAACCGCACGCAGCGCTCCGGCGGCCAGGGTAACGGCGGCGGTGGCAACTCCGGCGGGTTCGGCGGCAACAGCCAGGCATCCGGCGGCCAGCAGGATGACCCGTGGGCGACTCCGGCGGCCAGCGTGAACAACGGCGCCGGCGGCTGGGGCAACGGCCCCGACAGCGAACCGCCCTTCTAGGCCAGTCCCTCAAGGGGTCGGGTGTCTTCGGACGCCCGGCCCCTTTTTGGTGTGCCCGGGGAGTAAGTAGCCGGGTAGACAAAACTGAGTACACATGCAGGCGCAGGCCTAGGTATTTCTGAGTAATTACTCGCGTGTCGCACGTGTTTAGGTAGGGAAATCTAGGTACTTCTGGGGTAGCATGTACATGTACCTAAACAAAGAAAGACCCGCCGGTGTCCTACCACCTGACGGGCCCAACCATTACTAAGGGGAATGGTTCTAAATGAACGATAAACCGGATACATCTGTGCCCGCAATAGCTGAGGCGCAAGATTCACTCAACATTCTGCGTGACGTCTCTCACGTATACGAGTCCTTGAAGGCGATCCGCAAGCAGGCCGCTCACCTCGCCAAGCAGGATCACACCTACCAGGCACTCGCCGATGCCATGGGCACCACGAAGTCAGCAGCCCACCAGCTACTCAACAGGAATGCGGCGTGAGTGGCCCACGACTCGGAGAGCTCTGCGCAGGTTACGGCGGTCTCGGCATGGCAGTGGAAGAAGTCTTCGGCGCTACCACGGCATGGTTCAGCGAGTTCGATGACGCACCCTCCAAGATCCTCGCCCACCACTGGCCCGCAGTTCCCAACTACGGGGACATGACGAAGATCGACTGGGCAAGCATCGAGCAGGCAGACATCATCAGTGGCGGGACACCCTGCCAGGACTTGAGCAATGCCGGGCGACGCGCCGGCATGACCGAAGGGACCCGATCTAACCTGTGGGTCCAGATGCGCGAAGCCATCGCCATCCAGAAGCCGGCCTACGTGGTCTGGGAGAACGTACGAGGAGCCTACAGTGCCACAGCCGCTAGCGATCTGGAACAGTGCCCGGGATGCATGGGAGACACCGCAGACGGAGGGACTGTTCTGCGAGCACTTGGACGTGTTCTCGGAGACCTTTCCGACCTCGGGTATGACACTCAATGGCGTGGCCTACGAGCTGCCGACGTGGGAGCCTGCCACGGCCGCTTCCGCGTCTTCGTCCTTGCTGCCCACCGTGACCGTTTCGGACACGAACGGCCCAGGGATTCACGGGGACGGTGGACTCGACTTGCGGACCCTGATCTCGCTGCTGCCAACTCCACGAGCTTCGGACGGCGACAAGGGCGGACCAAACCAGCGCGGGTCCAGCGGAGACCTGATGCTTCCTTCGGCCGTGGTGAAAATATTCCAAACACCATCGGTGGCGGACGCCCTGGGGGGACACGAGCGACGTGGGGGGAAGCGCAGCAGCGAACTTCTATTGAACGGTCAAGTGAAGCAGTTGCATGGGGCGAATACGAACTCTTTGTCAGGAGCTGGGAGCGAACCACTAGGCCAGCTCCCAGGCCAACAGAACCTACTGGACGAAATGGAAACCACCGCCTAAGCCCCTATTTCACAGAGTGGATGATGGGTCTTCCCGAAGGCTGGGTAACCAATCCCGAGATAGGTCTGACACGCAATGAGCAGATCAAGGCCTGCGGTAACGGCGTTGTGCCTCAGCAGGCCATGGCGGCTCTGCGGGACATGCTGGCGGCTTTCCAGACGGCGGAGGTGGCTGCCTGATGCGAAAGCGTGTGTGGTCGCTCCCTCATGACGTCTACCGGGTTATGGACGCTGCGGGAAACCTGCTGTACGTGGGGTGCAGCGTCAACGCGTTCAAGCGGATCCAGCAGCACAAGGCTGAGCACCAGCCGTGGTTCCCGGACGCCGCGTCCGTGGACATTGAGCAGTACGCAGACTTCACGTCGGGACGCCTCGTGGAGGCCCTGGTAATCGCCGAAGAGAAACCTATCTGGAACCGTGCCCAGGAATCCATGGCGCTCGTCCGTGGACGCCACCTGCGCCCCGCTGTCATTGAGTCCTACGCCGGCATCCCCATGAGTGAGTTCTGGAGGGCCGCCTCATGACGTGGTTCAAAGTTGACGACGGGTTCGCGTTCCATCCGAAAGCGATCATGGCAGGCAATGCTGCGCTCGGCCTCTGGGTCCGGGCGGGCGCCTGGTGCGGCGCGAACCTCACAGACGGCGCACTTCCGAAGAACATGATCGGCACATTCGGGGCACAAGCGAGGGATGCTAAGAAGCTCGTGGCGGTAGGGCTCTGGGTGGAAAACGAGTCCGGTTACCAGTTCCATGAGTGGGCCGAGATGCAGCCCTCTAAGGCTGATGTTGAGGCGGAACGGGCGGCAAACAGGAAGCGCCAGAAGGAATGGCGGGAGAAGAAGCGTAACGCTGTGACAGACGACGTGACAGACAACGCTACTAACGGTGGTAGTAATGCTGCCCCGACCCGGCCCGACCCGGCCCCTAAAGAAGAAGCTAAAGCTTCTTCTAGCGAGATCCGCGAAGACGTGGAACATCTCTGCACCGTCCTGGCTGACCTGATCGAACGCAACGGTTCCCTCCGCCCGGAGATCACGAAAACATGGACAGATGAGTGCCGCCGCATGATCGACCTCGACGGCCGAGAACCGGCCAAGGCTGAGAACCTGATCCGTTGGGCGCAGAAGGACATCTTCTGGCGGAAGAACGTCCTGTCGATGACGAAGTTCCGGGCCAAGTATGACCAGCTGCGGCTGGCGGCCATGGAGGACTGGGAGAAGAACAAGACCGGGGCTTCACCGGATGGGCTGATCGATGTTGACGCGGTCCTGGGCCGGGACGTGTGGTCCCCGGGGACGCCGCCGGAGGGCTTGGGTATGGCTGAGGAAATTGAGTGGAAGAAGCAGCAGCGGGCGGCGCATAAGGCGGAGCGGCTGGAAGAGGCCAAACGGAAGTTGGGGGTAGCGGCATGAATGACAGGACACCACGGCAGGACGTTGACGCGGAGCGGGCGGTGATCGGCGCGGCGATGCTGGATCAGCGCGTCCTGGAGGACATTGTGTTGAAGGGTGAGGACTTTTATCGGCCGCAGCATGAGCAGTTGTGGGATCTGATCCTCACGGAGGGCCGGGCCGGGCGGCCGGTGACACCTCTGGCGCTGGTCCAGAAGCTCGTCTCAGCGCCTATCCCGGGTCTGGAGCCCACCTACCTGCACGAGTGCATGGAAGCGGCTCCTGTGCGGGCTGCTGTCCCCCATCATGCGTCCATCATCACGGGTCTCGCCCGGCTCCGGAGGCTCGCCGATGTCGGGGTGAAGCTGCAGCAGATGTCGATGACCTCGGGCTGGGATGAGACGGAGCAGGTCCTTGATGATGCCCGGGCGGTGTTGGACGCGACGGCGAACGAGGCGGCGGGGATCCGGGTCCGGACTTTCGCTGACGCGCTGGAGTCGGCCATCGACCTGTGGTCCTCACCGAAGGGCAGGTCGTACCCGACGGGCTGGTCTGATCTGGACCGGAAGTTCAATGGCGGCTGGCACCCAGGGCAGCTGACGATCATGGGCGCCAGGCCCGCGGTGGGTAAGTCACTGGTGGCCGGCTGCGCCGCCGTGGCAGCCTCCACATACGGAGTCGGGTTCTTCTCCCTCGAGATGAAAGAGCACGAGGTTGTAGGCCGCATGACGGCGGCGTCAGAGGGCATCGACCTGCACCACCTGAACTCCTTCGAACTCACCGAAGGCGACTGGTCCAAGGTGGCACGATTCCGGGCCAAGTCCGCCGACTGGCCGGTCTACATCGAGGAGCTCTCACGCACGACGATGGCGCAGATCCGGGCCACCGTCCGGACGTGGAAGCGCCGCGGCCCGGTGCCGCTCGTCATCATCGACTACCTGCAGCTGGTGGCACCGGCGGACACGAGGGAGCAGCGCGAACGGCAGGTCGCCCGGATCGCGGAGGACTGCAAGCACCTGGCCAAGGAGTTCGACACGCACGTCCTCGCCCTGGCGCAGGTGAACCGTGGCTCCACGCAGCGGGCCGACACCCGCCCGACGATGGCGGACCTCCGGGAGTCCGGTGGCATCGAGGCGCACGCGGACAACATCATCCTGCTGCACCGGGATGACGAGGAGATGGAGGGCGAGATTGAGTTCATCATCGAGAAGAACCGGCACGGCGAGACGGGCAAGATCCGCCTCGCGTGGCGGCCGCACTTCGCGTCGGTGAACTCGATGGCGTCGGAGCCCGGCGACTACCGGTACGGCATCGCATGAGGGAGTGGCTGATTGAGTTGCCGTGGTCTGTTCCCCCGGTGAAGCCGAACGGTGGGCACGGGAACATCCATGCGCATGCGAGGAAGGTGAAGCAGGCCCGGCAGGTGATGGGCCTGCTCGCCCGCAACGCGCAGATCCCGGTGCTGGGAAGGTGTGAGGTGTTGCTGACCTGGCACGTGGGCGACCGGATCGCGAGGGACGCCGACAATCTTTTGTGGGTCCTCAAACCGCTGTGCGACGCCCTAGCCGGGGCTGGCAAGCAGCCGTGGGACTACCCGATTGTTCCGGACGACACCCCGGAATACATGCGGAAACTGATGCCAGAGATCAGCTACGTGGCAGGGCAAAAGAAGCGCATGACACTGACAATCCGCGAGGTTAATCCCTGAATCCTTGGGATAATAGAAGCGGGCCCGCAGGTGCTGGACACACCATACGGACCCTGACCCACTCGCTTGACTCACCAAGGAGGGGCTGGGAATGAATCCTACCCGAAAGCTCTGCACCGTCGACGGATGCACCAACGCCCACAAGGCCCAAGGCCTGTGCAGCATGCACTACCAGCGCTTGAACAAGCGCGGCGCACCCGGCCCCGGAAAGTCGGAACGGCCACGCATCAGCAACGCCGAGGAAGCTCTCCGGGATAAGGGCTGGACCGTGACCCCTGCAGGCTGCTGGGAATGGGACGGCCCCCGCGATGAAGACCGCGGCATGGTGACCGTGAACGGCGTCCGGACGTACGCCTACCGGGTGGCGTTCGAAGTCTGGAACGGCCCCATACCGCCCGGGAAGTTCGTCTGCCACCACTGCGACAATCCGCCATGCATCAACCCGTCTCACCTGTTCGCGGGGTCCAACCTGGACAACATCGCAGACATGGTCTCCAAAGACCGCTCGATCCACGGCGTACGTAACCACCACGCAGTGCTGGATGACGGCCAAGTCCTGGAAGTCCGCCAGTTACTCATGGCTGGGACACCGCAGACGGTCATCGCTGAGCGCTTCAACGTGGCCCGCACAACCGTGAGCGCCATCTCCACCGGACGTAGCTGGCGGCGGGTCTAAAGCTTCCCTGCATCGCGCAGCTTTCCCTAGACTTTCCTGAACGGACTAGACAAAATAGGGGAAATCTAGGGAAAGCTGGTGTATGCTTGGGGTTAAGCGAAAAGAAGCCCCCGCGACTGCAGCAACAGTCCGAGGGCATGACCGGAAAGAAGGTTCCGATGACCACCATCATACGGGTAAAGCGCGAGAGGACGAGGAAGCCTGCCGCCCCGCGCACCTGCTGCCCAACCCACACCGACACCTGCAAGTTCGGACGTCAACACGTCTGGTGCGGGCCGTATCTGCTGGATGCTGGCAAGCCTGTCAACGGCGAAGTTTGGTCTCACCCCAACTCGGTGAAGTGCGCGTACTGCAACGGCACCTGTGATGCGGAGGTGGAGTGATGGCGTACGCATACAGGGGACCCGAGAAGCATGTTCCGCCGGTGAAGCGGTTGACGTTCGACCCGACAAAGTGCGGGACCCGCAAAGGGTACCGGCAGCACCAGAACCACGGCATCCACATGTGCACAGCGTGCCGTGCTGCGAACACCGAGTACATGAAGAACTACTACCGCGAGAAGGCTGCAGCATGAGCGACCACAACCCTGTCGAGTGGACTGGCCGTATCGAGGTGCATCACCCGGTGCGTGAGGCTGATGTTTACCACCTCGCCCACGTCCAACAGTCCGACTGCGTTGATTGTGAGGAAGCGGCATGACCGCCGCGGACCTCCAAACCCTCGCGGCCCAGGCTCACGAGCAGACGCAGTTGGTGGCCGGCATGGCTGAGCAGGCCCGGTTGCGTGGGTTGACGACGGAAACCCCGATCCGCGACGGGAAGCTACGCCGGATGGACCCGGACTTACTCGCCACGATCCGGGCAACCGGGAAGGACAAGACATGAGCGACTACACCGAGCTAGCCGACCTCATCGACGAAGAAACCCACGTCGATTGGTTCAGTGGAGGACCAGCCGAGCTAGCCCAAGCCATCCTCGCCGCTGGTTACCGAAAGCCCCGCACCATCACCACGGCGGAGGAACTGGACGCGCTGCCGAATGAGGCATTGATCAGGACTCGCTTCGGCCAAGTCTGGGAGGCTGCAAAGCTAACGGATGGCGAGAACCTCTGGCGGACGCTGGGCCCGGCTAAA